CTAATGATTAGAAATAAAATCAGAAAGGTAGAACTTGCTGATAGAATGGAACTGTCCTATCCAAGTATATTAAATAAGATTGAAAATCCTGGAACATTTAAAGTTTCTGAATTATTACAACTATGTAATATACTAAATGTGGATATTAACGAATTATTAATTAAATACTAAATAAAAATGACAAAATCAAAATTAACAAACGTTCAAGCTAATGGAACGTGGAAGGACTTTTATAAGTTTGACCTAGAGTTTGAAGACGGTACTATGGGAACTATCTTTAAAAAGAGTTCAGATCATAGATTAGAAGTAGGTAAAGAGTATAACTATTCTAAGAATGAGAAAGGTTCTATTAAAATCATTCCTGAAGGTGGTGGCTTTACTACTAACTATACTAATAATGATGATAGACAGAAGTATATTATCAGACAGAGTATGTTAAAAGCAGCAGTAGACTTTCATTCAGGATCAAACTGTACTACAGCTCAAGTTCTAGGAACAGCAGAAGAATTTGAACAATGGGTTTTAAACAAGAAAATACCTATGGAAGTACCTTTTTAACAATAATATGTTAATAACTACTATATAATATACTTAATAATTATATAAGAAATATTATATATTTAACACACAATGAAAAAATCAATATTAGCATCTACTCCTTTTCTTATCTTAAACAAATCTCTTTTAGTTGCCTTTGGAATAGATGCTAATGTTGTTCTCTCTCATTTATATCAGCAACAAAATTACTTTAGGGAACAGGATCAATTAAAAGATGGTATGTTCTTTTGTACTACAGAAAACATAAGCTGTGTAACCACCCTTTCTTACTATCAAATTAAACAAGCTATAGCTACACTTACAAAATGGGGCATACTAAAAGTTGTTAGAAAGGGTGTTCCAGCTAAATTATACTTTAAAATAGATGAATCTCAGATATTAAAAAACTTAAACTCTAGTGTTGAAAAAACTTCAATACTAGATTGTGAGAATTTTAATAATAAGATATTAAAAAACTCTAAGACTATTAATAATAATAAAGAAAAAATAATAAAATATAATAATGATATAATCGCCAGAGGAATGATGTTTACTAAAAGTCTTGTAGAAATGAAATTAGATATAGATGATAATATTGTTAAAGACTTTATAGATTACTGGACTGAAGATAATGGAAAAAAGATGAGATTTGAAATGGAAAAGACTTGGAACACTAATCTGCGATTGAAAAGATGGGTGAGGAATCAAGAAAAATTTGGAAAGTCTACTAAGACTACTGCTCCTAAATTTCCTGATTATTACGATATACACTTTGCTAAAAGGTTGGAGCAAGATCAAACAGCTCTTAGAAGTTATTATAAACATTTAGAGAGTTTAGGTTATGAAAAGAAAGTAAATCATTATGACGGAAAAATTAAATGGATTAAAAGATGAATATTATAGTTTCAATAATATGGAATGGATTAATGATTGGAGTAAGACACTTTGAGGCAGATAAAAATCATCCTTATTTTGAAATGAGAATTTATTTACTACTAATACAATTAACAATATTTATAGACAATAGGAAATGAAAGAAATAGATTTACAAAATGCAGTAGTTACTTATTTAGAGTTTACAGGAATGTTGTTTACATCAACATTAGGGGGGTTGTTTTTAGGCAAAAAAAATTGGAAACAAAAGAGTATACTAAAAAGACAGTATAAAAAGGGCGTTCCTGATATTTTAATATTTGAACCCTCAAAAAAATACAACGGATTAATGATAGAACTTAAAGTAGGTTACAATAAACCTACAGTAGAGCAAAAAGACTGGATAGCTAAATTAAATGCTAGAGGATATAAAGCGGTTATTTGCTACACATTAGATCAAGTAATAGATATAATTAAAGATTACAAAAATGAAACCATTTAGATTTTATAAAAACATAAGAAAACCAAGCCATACAATATTCACCCATTGTTTTGTGTTCTTTGTGGATGATGGCAAAAAAGGAGAAACATTTATACTTAGAGATTTAGAAACAGACTTTGAGGGAGTTGATTATGATGAATACATACATAAAAAAGAAAAAGAGTTATATAATAAATATAAAACCAATGTACAAATTGAGGGTAGTAGGCTTGGATTGTGGGAGTATGAACAACTATTAGAACTTGGTGTACCTAAATTGTGTTAAATCTAAATGTATATATAAACAAAAAGTATGCCAAGCTAAATGAAATTAGTAGGAAATTAACTTCTGAAAAATATCCTGACTATGAGGATTTATTACACGAAGTTATTTTAGAGCTTTATAGCAAAGAGGAGGAGTTGATTAATGGATTAATTCAAAGGGGAGAATTGCTGTATTATATTGTAAGAATTATGATTAATCAGTACCATTCTTCAACTTCACCTTTTTATGCTAAATATAAAAGACATTATAAACTAAGAAAACAATATAAAGAAAATTATATATTTAATAAAGGGGGTAGTATTGAGATTGAGAATTGGGATGAGCTAAAAGAAATGGAGAGGAAGTTAAATTGGATAGATAAAAAGTGCCAAAATCTAAACTGGTTTGATGTACAGATATTTAAAATATACTATTTAAATGGCTTCAGTTTGACCACAATGCAGATGGCGACAAAAATAAACAGAAACACTTTAGGAAAATCAGTAAGAATCGTTAAAAACTATTTAAAAAATGAAAAACAAAAAGATTGAACAATTAAAAAAAATAAGAGATGATTATTATAAAACAAAAGATGCTAAACAATTTAATGAATCTATAAATAATTTACCACCTGAAATGAAAGACTTATTAAAATTAGCTTTTAAAAAAATGAAAGATGAAAAAAAAGAGTAAAGGGCTTGGTGATACCATAGCGAAGATCACAAAGGCTACGGGAATAGATAAAGTTGCTAAGGCAGTCTTAGGTGATGACTGTGGATGTGAAGAAAGAAGAAAGAAACTGAATCAAATGTTTCCTAATTTCAGGAATATAAGACAGTTCACAGAAGATGAGATGAAGATATATGATGAGGTAATACCTGCTGTAGATAAAAAAGGTATGCTTACTCCTGCTGAAAGGGGAATAGTATCTGCTTTATATAAAGGGGTGTTTGGTGTTGATCCACAATGGAAAAGCTGTAGCCCTTGTAATAAACAAATAATGAATAATCTAAAAAAAGTATATGAAAAAAGCTGTAAAATATAAAACTTATTTATCTGAAGAAGAATTAAGAGAATATATACAAGAATTAATAAATAAAAAGTTTGAAGAAATGAAAAAAGAGAATGAAGAAAAAAGAAAAAGAGCTATAGCATACGCAAAAAAATATGAAGAAGAATTAGAAAATGATAATAAAGAATGAAAAAGAATGTATGGCGATTTAGCCCAAATAAAAAGAAACATCATGGCAGACACAAAAAAAGCAAAACCTCTTTTAATAAGAGTAGTAAAAACTACGTAAAGAAATATAAAGGGCAGGGTAGATGAGAAACCATACTAAGGTATATATGACATTTTTTTACTTAGATGAAACTGATTACATAGGTTGCGAGATGTGTGGTACTGAAGCTGTAGATATACATCACATAATACCAAGAGGAATGGGTGGTAGCAAATGTAAAGACTATATAGAGAACTTAGTAGCTCTTTGTAGAGATTGTCATAACCTTGCAGAAGCAGATAAAGAATTTAATACATACTGTAGAATACAACATTTAGAAAACATTAAAAAATACTTATATGAAAATTACATTAGTAAACATAAACAGTCTTAATCCTGCTAAATATAATCCAAGACAAATTACTAAAAAACAATTTGAGGATTTAAAAGCAAGTATAGATAAATTTGGATTAGTTGATCCTATAATAATAAATTCAGATAATACTGTAATAGGTGGTCATCAGCGTTTAAAAGTTTTAAGAGAATTAGGAGCAGAAAAAATACCAACAGTAAGAGTTAATTTATCAAAGGAAGATGAAAGAGAGTTAAATGTAAGGCTTAATAAATCAGGTGGAGATTTTGATATGGAAATATTAGCAAATGAGTTTGATGTAGTAGATTTAAAGGAATGGGGATTTAAAGATATTGAGCTAGGTTTTAATATAGATAAAATACAAGATGATTTATCTGATAAAATAGAATTACAATATAAGATAGAGGTAGATGTAACTTCTGAAAAAGAACAAGAACAATTATATAATGATTTAACTAATAAAGGATATATATGCCGAATTTTAACATTATAAAAGAAGTTAAGCCTAAAAAGACATTTAGGGTTAGCTCAGTTATGGGTAAATTTGATTTACAAACTGAACATATTAAAGAACAATTTATTGGAGATATAGATTTAAATGATGATTGGCAAATAGGTTGTATAATTGGAAGTAGTGGTAGTGGAAAGACAACAATAGCAAAAGAGTTATTTCCTAAAAGTTATATAACTAATTTTAAATATGAATCTGAAACTATATTAGATGATATGCCTAAAGAAAAAAGTGTAGATGAAATTACAAGGACTTTTAATAGTGTTGGTTTTTCTTCTCCACCAAGTTGGCTTAAGCCTTATTCAGTATTATCTAATGGACAAAAGATGAGAGTAGATTTAGCTAATGGTTTATTACAAGATAAAGAGTTAATGGTATTTGATGAGTTTACAAGCGTAGTAGATAGAAATGTGGCACAAATAGGAAGCTATGCAGTACAAAAGGCTATTAGGAAAACAAAAAGAAAATTTATAGCTGTAAGTTGTCATTATGATATTGTGGATTGGCTTTTGCCTGATTGGATATTCAACACAGATTCTATGACTTTCCAAGATTTGAGAAAGCAAAAAAAAAATAGACCAGAAATTAAATTTGAAATATACCAAACAAGAGATAAGTCAATATGGAGAATGTTTGCTAAACACCACTATTTAAATCATAATCATAATAATGCTGCTAATGTATATTTAGCTTTTATAAATGATCAATTAGCAGGATTTATTAGTATTATAATACAGCCACACCCTATAGCTAAAAATATAAAAAGAGTACATAGATTAGTTATTATGCCAGACTATCAGGGAGCAGGTATTGGTATTAAACTTTTAAATTTTATAGGAAAAAAATATTTGAATAATAAATATAGATATAGAATTAGAACATCTGCTCCAAGTTTAGTAAGTGCTTTAAAAAGAGATCCAAAATGGATATGTACAGATTATGGTAGACAAAAGGTAGGTAAAGGAGGTTATCCAGCAAATGGTAGATTTTCAGGGAGAACACAATCAGCAAATAGAATAACTGTAAACTTTGAATATAAATTATAAAATAAATTTAATAAAATGAGCAAAAAAGAACACATAAAGAAAAAAATGTTAATAGAGAGTTTAGAGAACTCTTTAGGAATAGTATCTACAGCTTGTAGTAAAGCAAATATAAGTAGATCAAGTTTTTATAAATGGTATAAAGAAGATGAGGACTTTAGAAAGAAAGTAGATGAGATAGACAATGTAAAATTAGACTTTGTAGA